CTTCAACTATTGCCATGTTGAGTAAAAAGAAAGAGCGGGAAGGTACTGATGTTATTGGTAATATCATTAAAGCTAAAATGCACAAATCCAGATTGTCAAGAGAAAATAAAGAAGTAGAGGTCTTATTGACATATGATAAAGGGTTGGATAGATATTATGGGATGATTGATTTGGCAATTGAAGCTGGATTGATAAAGAAATCAGGAAATAGAATAGAGTTACCTGATGGATCTAAACAGTACGCAAAAACCATATACGAAAATCCAGAAAAGTATTTCACGTCTGATCTAATGCAGAAGATTGAAGATTATGCAACTGCAGAATTTACGTATGGTGGAATTCCAATTGAAGAAGAATTGGAAATGGAGATAGAAGAAGAAAAAGATGTCTAATTTAGAATCAGCTGTTCTAAGGAATCTTTTATCCAATGAAGGATATTTACGAAAAGTTTTACCATTCTTGAAATCAGAATATTTTTTGGAAAGGCCACAGAGGATTATATACAATGAATTGAGCAATTATTTAGAAAAGTACAACAGTGCACCAACAGCTGAAATATTAAAAATTTCAGTTGAGCAATTGGATACAATTACACAGGATGAATACAATGAGGTGGTTGAATACATATCTGAATTGAAATCTGATTTGGATTTGGAAACTGATATAGAGTGGTTGACAGATGAAACAGAAAAGTTTTGCAAAGATAAGGCGCTGTATAATGCTATAATGAAATCTATTCAGATATATGATGACAAGGATCAAAAAGAAGATGTTGGTGTTATACCAGAATTGGTCAAGTCTGCATTGTCTATTAGTTTTGATCCAAATGTAGGGCATGATTACATTGATGATAGTGATGAAAGATATAAGTTCTATCATACCAAAGAAGAAAAGGTGCCCTTTGATTTGGAGATTATGAACAAGATAACCAAAGGTGGCCTGTCTAAAAAAACTTTGAATATTGTTTTAGCTGGTACAGGTGTTGGCAAGAGTTTGTTCATGTGTCATTGTGCAGCTGGTAATCTGGATGCTGGGAAAAATGTATTGTATATTACATTGGAGATGGCTGAAGAAAGAATAGCCGAAAGAATTGATTCAAACTTAATGGATATAGCCATGGAAGATCTGCGACTTTTACCAAAGGATTTGTATGATAAAAAAATCCAAGAAGTAGAAAAGAAAACTGTGGGTAAGTTGATAGTCAAAGAATATCCAACAGCCGTAGCCAATGTAGCACATTTTAGGCACTTATTGAATGAATTGCGCTTGAAAAAGAACTTTTCACCTGATATAATATACATAGATTATCTTAATATCTGTTCATCGTTTAGGGTCAAGGCCACGGCTTATACTAACAGTTACAGTTATGTTAAATCAATAGCTGAAGAATTACGTGGGTTAGCAGTGGAAGTCAATGTTCCAATTATGAGTGCGACACAAACTAATAGAACAGGTTATAACAATACAGATGTAGAGTTGACTGATACATCAGAAAGTTTTGGACTACCAGCTACAGCAGATTTCATGATAGCCTTGATTAGTACTGAAGAATTAGATGAATTAGATCAGATAGCAGTCAAGCAATTGAAGAATAGGTACAATGATCCATTCTATTATAAGAAATTTGTAGTAGGGTTGGATAGGTCAAAGATGAAATTATATGATGTTGAAGATTTTGCACAGGTGGAAGTGTCAGAAGATCAGGATGATGAAAATGTAATAGGGCATAATGGTAGGAAATCAGGATTCAATTTTGAAGGTATACAACTGTAGGATGTTGTTGACAGGAAATTTACGGCCTCTTTGATAGAGGCTCTTTTTCTGCCAAAATTTGTATAAATATAAATAATAAAAGTTAGGGAATTACTATGTTAAGATATAGACAATTTTTACTATCGGAAATGACAGCTGATCAAGAAACTGATATCATTAGTACCTTTATATCTTCAGCAAAGAGTGAGTTATCTTCGTTCATCGCCATATCTTCATTTAAAGATGTACCAAAATTAGTAGATATTGAATTAAGTTCAACTACATCAGTTAATGTATCTGCGTCAAATATATCTTTTAGAAAAGGTAAGGATAGATTGAAACAATTAGCAGCCAAACCTACATTTGATTTTTTAAAATCACCCCCATACGAAGATGCTAGATCTTGGTTGAACAATACTGGTTCTAATCTTACAGGTAAAATTAAAACTTTATTATCTTTGTTGTGGTTGATTCAAAATAAACCAGATGTTCCTATAGTTTCTTATCAAGCATCAAAATCTGGAATAGGTGGTGATAAAACAAAAGGTAAATTAGCTAATGCGACACCTTTGTTTGAACAGGTAGCTGCAGCTGCATTTAGATTAGCTGGTAATGGTGTAGTATCTTTACCAGATGACAATACTGAATTGATAAATTTGATCAGAGGTGTAATGGCCGATGGTTATGGAAATACGGATAATGGTGGAACTAAATTCACTGATGATAATTGGAAGTATTACACTGAACAAACTGGACAAGTGAGAAAAGCTGCGCAAGGATCATTAAATTTTATCAATCAGTATGGATTAAAACCTGGCAATATGGAAATAATTTGGTCAGATATAAAACCATATTATGCTAAAATGAGATCTTATAAAAAATATGCTGTTCCTAACAAAAAAGAGAATACAGCTGATATGGCTATATTATTTGGTGGTTTGGATATAGGAACATTATTCGGAGAAGATTATCATATTCCCAATGAAACAGAAGATGGATACTTAGAAGTTAAAAATAGCGATGGTAGCCATGCAGGATGGTTACTACAAGTTTCATTGAAGATTGGAAAAGAAGAAGCTCAAGTAGGAAAATCTGGAAAAGATTATCAGCCTTATTCATCCGTGATTGATACAGAAACAGGGAAAAAGGTAACTAGAAAAGGTATTACATTAAGGCAATTTCAAAGGGATTTGAAATTACATCATGATCCACTTGATGAAGGATTTTTTGGCGATCTAGTTAAGTCAGCATATGGTTTTGTTAAACATTCATTGGCTACATTGAAAAAATATTTAAATTGGACTATATCAAAATTATCCAATCTTCATAAAAAATTGCTGGGAAAATTATCTACAAGAAATGTCATAAAACAGTCTAGTTCTTTATTGAAAACATATGCTAGAAGATTGAATCTTAAAGAAGAATTTCTTGTAGAGAAAAAAATGAAAGATGAAGATATAGTAGATGCGATTATGGCACATCCAAATGGTGCAAGGATGGTAACAGAAGCAGCTAATCAAGCTTTGGCTGGATTGAAAATGACATTGAGAAGTTTAGTACCTGAAAATGAATGGGGAGCAGGTAAATTAAAAATCAATATAATAGATGATTTAAATGTTAATCCAAGAGGATTAGTAGCAGAAGATATTCGGTATTTACTTTGTAATAAAATTGCCTTTGAAACCTTGGATGAATTTTATCAAAGTGTTGTAAGGGAAAATGTACCAGATCCAGATGGCAATACAAAGGATATACTTTCAGCTATAGCTGATTATACAGTAGATATGGGCATAACTACTTTAATGGGCGAATCCCTACTACCTGTTCTTAAATTGTATGGTGAATCTGCAGTGGGTGTACATAATTGGGAAGTGTTACAAAGATCAGATATGAAATATACTACGGCTAAAGCGCAAGCAGAAAGTAAGGCTATAGATATAGGCGGTATAGATATCGGTAGATCAATGCAGAGTAAAACTAAAAAACAGGGGATGGGATATTACACAGTACAACAAATTACATTAGCTAAATATGAAAATGATAAACCAACGTATAATAAAGTTCAATTAAGAACAGGTGGTAAAACTGGCGGATTTGCCTTTTTCATTGAAGCAAATAAGCAAGTAAATGAGGTAAAATTTAGTTAATGTTATCATTCAGACAATATCTAATAGAAGCTGCACCAATCAAGAATTTGCATCTTGAGCATATTGAGGATGAAATCTTCAATTTAGGTGTAAGGGGTGCCAGAGAATCTATTAATTTTTTGAGATCATTGCGTAATATGCTATCAGGTGATAGTCAAACTCCAGTTACGGTGACTGTTAAATTTGATGGCGCACCAGCAGTTTTTGTTGGTATTGATCCTAGTGATGGCAAATTCTTTGTTGGTACAAAGGGCGTATTTAATAAAGATCCAAAAGTAGTTAAGGCAGAGAGTGATGTAGAAAAGCTTGGCTACAAGGGTGGACTAGCTGAAAAATTGAAAGTAGCTTTTAAAGAATTGAAATCGCTTGGTATCATTGGTGTACTACAAGGTGATATAATGTTTACCAAAGGCGATTTAGAAGAAAAAGAAATAAGCGGTGAATCCTTTACTACATTCCAGCCTAACACAATTGTATATGCTGTACCTGTTGGCAGTGATTTAGACAAGAAGATCAAAAAAGCAAATATTGGCGTAGTGTTTCATACTACATATGAAGGTGATTCATTAGAAACTATGGGGGCTGCATTTGGGGCCAATGTATCTAAATTAAAGAAATCATCAAATGTATGGTTTTCTGGTGTTGACTATGAAGATTATTCTGGATCAGTTACTATGACTAAAGCAGAAACTGCAGAAATAACTAAACATTTGTCAAATGCGGGAAAAGTGTTCCATAAAATTAAAACTAGTTCATTGGATGCATTTTTAAAATCACAAGATGAATTACCATCAAGTTTAGTTGGGGCTTCACTTAAAACATATAACAATTCTAAAATTAGACAGGGTGAAAAAGTTACCAATCCTACTTCTCACGCTATGGGTTATGTTGGTTATATTAGACAATATTTCGACACAAAGGTATTTCCTAAAGTTAAATCAGAAGCAGGTAAAAAAACTAAAGAACAACA